CTATTTGCCTACCACCGTTAGATAATTGTACAGATTTCATATGACAGTATCTTGCTCGAAAAGAATAAAAATTGTTAAAACCTAATAAAGCCTCATCTAAAAATTTACATTGGCTAAACAAATCAAGCGGAGACTTTGTTATAGGTGATCCTGTTAATATTCGTTTATATTTAATTTTTTCAGCTATTTTAATTAACGATTTAGTTCTTTTAGCACTTCTATTTTTAATAGTAGTTGATTCATCTATGATCATACACATGGTATCATAATATTCGTTTATTAAAGATTGAACTGCCTTAACACCAGATGAATGAGAAAAAGCTTCTACGTTTATTAAAAACCAATGTAATGCTCCTGATTTGTATACAAATTTTTTGTCTTGTTTATGAGTGTGAATGGTTGTGTCAACAGGACAATGCGTGCTTATTTCGTTCTTCCAATTATGATAAACAGAATTTGGAGCAACAACTAAAACTACATTTACCTTCTCTTCTTGATAGAGATAAGCCATATTATCAATGCTAACTTTCGTTTTGCCTGTACCCATTTCCATAAAGTATGCGAAATTACTTTTATCCGCACCCTCAATTAAGGCTTGTCTTTGATGTTCAAAAGGTTGTGTTTTGTATATGTATCCCATTCTTAAATATATTTATATTATTTTATTCTTGACAATGCAACAACTTTATTTAAATTAGAAAGTTACAAAGGAGGTTCTTATGGACTTAGAGCAAGAAGCTGCTTCAATACAACTTGAAGTAGATACTTTAAAATCGGCTGATATAGCCGGACATTGCAACAAGTTATTGGAAACTCAGGAACAAATAAGCAAGTGCGAAGACAACTTAAAAAAGTTAAAAGAGCAAGAGCGTATTCTTTCTGAGCAGACAATACCTGAAGCAATGCAAGCTGCAGGTATATCAATGTTAAAGCTTAAAGATGGCAGTGCCGTTGAAGTTTTTCCATTCTATGCAGCTAAAATTCCTGCATCCAAACAAGACGAAGCCTTTACATGGCTAAGAGATAATGGGTACGGGGATATCATTAAAAACAATGTTACGTTAACTTTTGGTAAAGCAGAAGATAATGTGGCTAAGTCTTTATTTATGGATTTAAGAAATAAAGGCCATAACGTTGTTCAAAAAGAAAAAGTAGAAGCAATGACCCTTAAGGCGTTTGTAAAAGAACAAGTTAAGAATGGTCAAGAAATACCTATGGATCTTTTTGGAGTCTACGTTGCAAACAAAACTAAACTTACAAAGAAGGAGTAAACATGAACCAAGTAGCAACGAAAAAAGAAACATTACCGAGCACTGTAAGCTTTGAGGAGCATGCAGGACAAGGTTCTGAATATGTAACTGCGAGAGACACAAAGTTACCTATACTGAAATTGATGAGTAATACCTCACCAGTTTTAAACCCTAGTGATGCAAAATATAATGAAAGCGCAAAGTTAGGGGACATTTATAATGAAATTACTAATTCATTATACAGAGGCACAAAAGGAGTTTTAGTTGTGCCTTGCCTTTATGTTAACACTTTTAATGAGTGGGCAGATAGAGGAGATAGTCCAGGAAGACCTATACAAATACATAGGGATTCAAACATTCTAAGAGAAACTCAAAGAGGGGACGATGGAAGAGATCGTTTACCTAATGGTAACTATGTTGAAGATACTGGTAATCATTTTGTCTATTTACTTGATGACAAATATAACGCTATTGAGCAAGCGTTAATTACCATGAAATCCACCCAAAAGAAAAAATCTAAATTGTGGAATTCAATGATTCAAAGTAGAAGACTAGAGGGTAAAAATGGTTTTTACACACCGCCTTCTTGGGGGACTGTATATCGTTTAACAACAGTGCAGGAGTCAAATTCAAAAGGGAGTTGGCCAGGATGGTCGGTTGCTTTTGATTCTTTTTTGAACAAGCCAGAACATGTCAAAACTGTAGAACTTACAAAAGATTTTTATAAAAGTGCTATGGAATCAGATATTTTTGGTAAAGTGGATTTTGACGCTGAAAAGCCACAAGCAGAAAAAAAAGTTAAAGAAGACGTACCCTTTTAATCACAATGCAAGACAAACTTTTAAAGTTGTTTGCAGGTGATGAAACTCGTTATCTCAAGTCCTCACTTACGGGTGAGGACGATGAGAGAGGCAAAAAAGCTGCACAATACACCACGATACACGAACCAGTGACTTCTGACATATGGCAACAACATCTGGAAGGTAAACTGCGTTTAGGTTTAAAACCTGAAAAAGATGGTAAATGTCTTTGGGGTTGTATTGATGTAGATCCGAATAACTACAAAGATTATTCTGAAAAAAAGTATGTAGAAATTATTAAAAAATATAATTTACCTTTTGTACCGGTAAAGTCTAAGTCGGGTGGTTTACATATATTTATATTCTTTAATAATTTTGCAGATGTTGACAAAGTTATTTTTAAACTATCACAAATTAATGAGCAATATTTCCTTGCTCAAGAAGTTTTTCCTTGTAATAAAGCTGTTAATATGCCCTATCATAATATGAACGCCTCAATGGAGTTTGCTTTTGACGATAACAATACTCCTATTATGGTTGGTCGCTTTGTTGAATTAGCTGAACAAAAGAAAATAGATCCTAAAGATTTTTATAATTTTAAAGTGCAGGAGTATTCTGCTGAATCTGAATGGAGTCATTATCCTCCGTGCGTACAAAAATTAATACAGGAGGGTTGGTCTGGTAGTAACAGAAATAATTATTTATTTAATGTGCTTGTGTTAGAAATGAAAAAAAATAATGCTCTTACAGTACAACAAATTGAGGATATTGCGCAAAATAGAAATCAACAAATATTTAATAAACCATTAGATAGGCAAGAAGTCTCATCATTAGCTAAGTCTGTACATAAGCAAGGCTATGAATTCCAATGTCCTCCAAAACATCCAGAGTATCAACCTATTTGCAATAAGGATTTATGCAAGACTAGACGATTAGGTATAGGGGAAGCTATACCGGAAATAATAGATGCCTTTGAAAATATAACTTATATACAAGATACTAAAAATATTTGGTATGAATTTGATTACAAAAACCAACACATAATTATTACACCAGAAGACATGAAAGATGAAAAATCTTTTAGAATTAAATTGTTAAGGCATCGTATATATTGGCTTACTCTACCAAAACCAAGAAAAGGTCCGAGTCCTTTTGAATTGTTGATGAAGGGAATAGTAGACAAGTCACAGGAAAGTAAAGAACACGCTTATACTGACACATTAGAAGAAGAGAGGTATTCTGTATTAAAAGATTTTTTTGAATCACATATTGAACAGGATAAATTTGATAAACTTAAAGACGGGTACGTAGTGTTAGAATCTAAAAGTAATATTTGTTATTTTAAAAAACTAACATTAGATAAATTTTTAAAAAAAAATGGATCAAAAATGTTCAACACGACTGCTGATGCCTTAAGAATTATAGGATGTAAACGAAAAGATTACCATGAGGGTGAAAAGAATGTTTGGTGTGTAGAAATGCCTGACTTCGTAAACCATCAGATGATTAAAGCTAAACCAAAAGACGAAGTAAGTGAGATGGACGATGACTACCATGCAACAAAGTTTAAAGAACATACACAAGAAAACAATTAAAATATTTGGTCCTCCTGGAACGGGTAAAACCCATACTTTAATTGAGCGTGTATTAAAGGGATATTTGAATAAAGGAGTTCACCCTAATAATATTGCATTTATATCTTTTACAAACAAAGCAGTAGATACCGCACGGGATAGGGCTTTAGCTACATTTACTCAATACACTGAAGATGACTTTGCCCGGTTTAAAACACTTCACAAATATTGCAGGAGATATTTTGATGAAGAAGTTTTTGACCCAAAGAACTGTATGTTGGATTATGCTTTACAGGCAAGAATTATAAAGACATCTGACACAAGATTGGCTGATGATAATTTTCAATATAAGGATTGGTCTTTGGGTGTTTATGACAAAGCTAGAAATATGTTAGTAGATCCTAAATTAGTATACAAAGAGGAGTCTTATAAAAGAGATAGTTTAGATGTATTTTTAAGAAAGATTGATACTTATAAACATTACAAAAAAGAATCTTTTATTGATTTTACAGACATGATTGAACGAACAATTGAAGAGGTAGATTTTCCTGAGCTAGAGGTTTTAATTTT